TGCATGGGATGAAGCGCTACAACGTTGGCGACAACTATCCGGAGACAAACCGGGCGCGTGTGAAATACCTGGTACGTCAGGGCTATTTGCAGGAACCAGAGGGACAAGAACCGGAGCCCGATAAGCCGAAGTCCGATAAGCCGAAGCGTGGTAAAGACAAGAAAGGCGCTGATGCCGATGGCGATCCTGACGGTCAATGAGGCAAAGACTTGGCTGCGGGTGGATGGCGAGGACGAGGACAATTTGATCGGCTTGTTGATCGGTGCTGCTGAAACGTACCTACACAACGCAACAGAAGTTGAGTTTGACGGCACGAATCAGCTCGCCAAACTGTTCTGCCTTGTCCTGTGCGCGGACTGGTACGAAAACCGGGATCTGATCGGCCAACAGCCGAGCGACAAGGTGCGCTTTACATGCCAGTCCATTATGGCGCAACTCCAACACGCCTATAAGCCGGAAGTCGGTGATTCGGATGAATAAGCTGCTTGTCAACCGTCTTAACAAGCGCGTGACGATCCTGCGCCCGCCCGGCCCCGACGATGTGGATGAATACGGCCAGCCGCTGGATGACTACGTGCCTGTCACGACGATTTGGGCCGCCATCGAGCCGCTCCGGGGCCGGGAATACTTCTCCGCCATGTCTGAACACGCCGAAGTGACGACGAGGATCCGGATCCGGTACCGTGACGACGTAGACCGGACGATGCGGGTGGTGTATGGGTCGATAGTGTTTGAGATCCTGCACATTATCCACCCGGAGTTCGACCGCCGGGAGCTGCAACTCATGTGCAAGGAGCGACAGTAAACATGGCTCGTCGTTCTGAAATCGTCGGCATGAAAGAGTTGGAACGCGCCTTTAAGGAGCTGGGCAAGGTGCCGCAAACGGTCGCTACACAGTCAGCACGAGCGGGTGGCAGAATAGCACTCAAGGCAGCCAAGACAAATGCACCAGAGGACAGCGGGGACCTGAAACGCGGTATCATTTTGAAACGCGAACGGACGCGGGTAAAAGGTAAAGCCGTATACGACGTAATGATGGACCCGGCGATGAATGACGTGTTTGTGAAAATCTCGAAAGACGGCAAGCGTTCCTATTACCCGGCGTCGCAGGAATACGGCTTTCTCACGGTCGATGGCGGGTATGTACCTGGATATCGGTTCCTGCGGCGATCCATCGACGACAACAAAACTGTAATCGAAAAGAAAGTGTTGGAGACGGCTGGCAAGGCGGTGGACAAGGCTTTGCGGAAAGGGCGGTGAGTGAGGTGGCGGGATTGGAAGTCACTGTTAAGTTAGCGGACACGGAAGTGTTTCAGAACATGCTCAATTTGTTCCGGGAGATCGCCAATGACGAAAGTATTCCGGAAGAAAAACGGAAACATATCGTGGACCGGCTGCTGGAAATTGGGGCGATCAAAGAATGAGCTTTGAACCAGCTTTGGCGCAGGAATTGAAAACTATTCCGGAATTGCAGAATCGGGTCTATCCGCTATATGCACCGGAGGCCAACGCTGAGCAGGGCGTTCCATACTTGATTTACGCGTCCAGCGAAGGGTTGCGAGACAAAACACTCAGCGGTTATCTCGAATCCAAAGAGGTTCGAGGAGAACTGAACATCATAGCCAGGCGTTACGGCGATATGAAGGCGATCACTCGCTTGGTGATCGCCTTACTTGTTGACATGATCGGCAGGAAGATCGGTACTGACGGCCCCTACATCAAAGACATCAGTTACCAACGTCCTGTCGAGATGTACGAACCACAGCCGGATCTCTATCGCTGTTTGGTGGAGTTTACGGCTTATTTTGATGAGGAGGGTTGATAACCATGGCACAAAGAGCATTAGGAACCAAGTTGCTGATCGGCAATCCGGGTGTGTCTGTAGGGCTTCTGACGTCTATCTCATCGCCATCGATGACACAAGAGACCATTGATGTTACGACGTTGGAAAGCAACGGTGAGTATCGCGAGTTCATTGGCGGCTTTAAAGACGGTGGAGAAGTCACCGCTTCTGGGTTTTTCAAGCCAGACGACCCCGGTCAAGCGGCTGTGTATGCGGCACTCGAATCAAGCACCGTCGAGGATTTTGAGATCCAATTTCCCGCTGCTATGGGGGCGAGTTGGGAATTCAAAGGCATTGTAACGGCGTTTCAAACAACGGCGGAATTGGAAGAAGCGATCGGCTTTGAAATCACGATTAAAGTCTCCGGAAAACCGACGCTGGTACTTCCCACACCGTAATCGACCACACCGGGGCTTAACGGCCCCGGGACCTTTTGAACGGAGGGAAAATCATGAGCAAGAACAACGATGTTGTGATCATTGAACTCGACCGTCCGCGCGAGTTGCGTTTCGGACATAAGGCGTTGAAGACGATGCAGGCACTCGGCGTCGATATTGTGGGACAGAAAAATGATGAATTCAGCATCGATGACATCGAGAAGATCATCTACTGCGGACTGCTGTCAGATGCCAGGAAGAACAACGAACCTCTCAAGCTGGAAGACATGGAAGATCTGCTCGACCAAGCGCCATCATATCAACATATCATTGATAAAATGCAAGAGGCGTTAACCGCTCAATTTGGAGGCGGTGACGCGGAGGGAAACGCTCCGAACCCGGAACAGAGCCGGAAGAATGGGACTGGGAGCAAAGTCTAAGGGCTGCGATCCGGATCGGGATCTCGATACGTGACTACGAGGAAATGACACCGCGTGAGCTTAATCTGCACATCCAGGAGTACAATCAACGGATGCAACAGGAGAGCGAAGAAGGTCTCGCGCTGGCGTATATGACGGCCTACTGGCATCGAGTCAAGAGGATGCCGGGGCTTAAGGAAATATTGAATAGTATCAAGCCGCAGAAGCCTCTTACGGATGAGCAGCTACTTGCTCAGATCAAGGCGCTGAATGCGGCGCTAGGTGGAGAAACGAAGATACGAGAGCAGACATCGTGATCTGCTCTCTTTTTATTTGTCCGAGAGCGAGGTGAGCATATTGGCAGTTGTTCGCAACTTAATGGTCCGTGCCGGGGCTGATTTTAGTAGAATGCAGAAGGCGATGATGCGAGCTCAAAAGGACTTGGAACAGTTTAAAAGTCAAGTCAACAAGACGATGCGCGGCATCGGCACGATCTTGGCCGCAACGGGTATCACGTTTGGCATCCGCTCAGCCACCAAAGAGGCCATGGAGTTTGAAGCAGCCCTGCAGCAGATCAACCGATTGATGGGTACAGGCGCTGGCGAATTTAGTCGCTGGGCTAATGAGCAGGCGTCTGCTTTTGGGTTTGCTCGTGCCGAAGCGGTCAAGTACGGGGCCGTATATGCCAACCTCTTAAGTGGGTTTTCGAGCGGCGCCGCGGAGACGATGCAGCGGACGATGGATTTGCTCAAAGCTTCAGCAGTAGTAGCGAGCTCGACAGGTCGAACGATGGAAGATGTCATGGAGCGGATCAGATCAGGGCTACTAGGTAATACAGAGGCGATAAACTATTCTGTCGCCGCAGCGTAGAGATATGCTGCTAGTAATCGGGGAAAATCGGTAGAGGCTCAGCACGTCATGGTGGTGCTAATACCGAGGTAACCGGGACACCACCCGGCACCGTAACGCGTAGCAGGTGAGCGATAAGGGAGCAATAATCCTGCCAAGAGTCTCCGGCCCCTAACGTAAAGTCGAGGGTGAAAATGTACGCTGAACCGGGCTGGAATCGACCAGCAGTAGCCTAATGGCGATGGGGGAAACCCCCGGAAGTAGAGGATAAAAAGCCTTTACGGTAACAAAATGAGAAGATTTAGGCATCAACGTTAACGTTGCGCTGATCGAGTCGACCAAAGCCTTTAGGCAGTTTGCAAACGGTAGGAGCTGGCAACAGCTCGACTTTAACACTCAGCAAACCATCCGCTACTTTGCCATCCTGGAGCAAGCGGCTACCAAGTACGGCACAGAGTTAGCGCAAAATACGACCAGTCGCCAGGCTGCGTTTGTCGCTCAGCTGAAAAATGCTCAATTGGCTCTCGGGCAAGCCTTCTTACCGATTTACAACACGGTACTTCCGGCACTCACTCGCATGGCCACCGCTCTGGCCAATGCTGCGCAGTATTTGGCTGCCTTTACTCAGGCTCTCTTCGGTTCAAAAACAGCTCAACAGGTTAAGGCTACTGAGCAGCAAGCCGGTGCAGTCAGCGATCTTGGCGATGCCTATGAGGAGGCTGGCAAAC